GAGAAAAATTAGAATTAGATGCTGTAGGAGAAAAAGTACTGTTCTCTGTTAATCCAGAGTAACTACACTTATTCATTATGAAAAATGCTACTGCTTTCTCAAAATCATCATAAGTATCGATCTCTTCCTTATATCTATTGAATAATTCCTTTGCCTTTGCAGTTACCTTATCCTTATCCCCCTCATCAAGAGTTCTCTGCTTCTCCTCTCTAACCCTTTGAGAGAGTTCTTCTCCCCTATCCCTAAGTTGTACCCAAAAATTATAAAGAGGCACATACAGATCGTTTACCCATACAGGTATATTTGAATTTGCCTTAGTAATATCAATAGCAATAGAACCACCCCCAATAAAAGGTTCTCTATATTCACTAATAACTTTTGGATACCATTGTGCTAATGTTTTAATCGCCTTTGATTTACCTCCTGGATATCGAAGAGGTGTTTTAAGTGATTTGTTTGTGATCTTCATAGGTAGGTGGATTATACTTCAAAAATTCCCAGAAACACATTTTCATTTCTTTCTGAGTCATACCACAATGCTTTGCAGCTTCTGGTAAATTCATTTTATTATGGAACAACCCCTCATTTGCTTCATTAACATTTTGTGGTGTTGTTTTAACTCTTGGTTCTACTAAAGCAGAAGAATCAATTTTATATACCATTAATCTATCTCATTAACATATTCTATAATAAAACGTCGCATACTTTGACCTTTTGTATTAATGGCACTTTGATCAATATATACTCCTCCCAATTCTTTAAACTTTTCACCGAGTACCCTAATCTCATTAATAATTTCGTCTTTAGTCATTAGTAAAACTTTGGAGTATCTTCTAAATCTCTTTCTATCTGTAGAACTATTCCTT